GACGGATGTAGCCTTCACCGTAGGCCACTTGGTTCTCGCAGGCCGTGTCGTAGGCCACATCGGCGTCAGAGATGTACTCAATGTGCCGAATCATGCCGTTGAAAATCTCGGCGACTTTGACATCAGCCTTGTCGTCCACGGGGATGACCTTGGCACCTGGCCGGTTCTGCCGCATGTCGTTGGTCACTTGACGAACGTGCTGCGGCAGCTTGTTGATAGTCAGGCATGGCCGTGCGTTGATCGTCTGACCTTGCACCGCACCACGAGTCGCCAGCACATCCGAAGGCCATTGCCATGCGTTGTCAGGACTTCCGGCATAAAACTTCAAGTCGTCATTTTCATCTTCGCGTGACTCAGAAAGCGCGGACATTGCCATATCCAACCGAGAACGCGCCGTCGCCAAGATGTCTGCGTCGCTGTTAGCTTTTTTCGACCCGCCAACAGCAACCGCCGCAGCGGCAATAATTCCCGTTTGATCTTGTGCCATGTTATTTTTTCTTTGGTGCTGCTGCACGCTTGACAGCATACGCAATTGCCAGAGCCTGCTTCACAGGCTTGCCGGCGGCAACTTCTGCCTTGACGTTCTTGCGAAATGCTTCGGGTGTCTTTGACTTAACTAGCGGCATTTTATTCTCCGACGTGCAAAACAGCGAAATTAATTTTTAGCGTGTCTGTGTACGCATTGCTGGACACGTTGCTTAGATTGACAGTAAATGCGCCGTTTGTTACTGTCACCACGGCAATTACGTACGCAAATGTAGCCGTTGCGCCAGAAGCAATGTTTACAACAACTGAATCAAGTGCTGACACTTGGCTGTTGGTGACAATAAACGCAACTTCAGCGTTAGGTGCCATTTGCGCGTTTGTTGTGGTAATGGTGCCTGCTGACTTGTTTAATGTTACGCCCGAAGCCTTATTGCCGGTTTGCGTTACCGTTCCATACGCGCTATTGGTATAGCCTGTTTTTGAGGTTGCAAAAATAGATGTGCCGGTGATAGTCTGCGGGTCGGTAGCGCCAATAATGCCGCCATCAATATCTTGATCAAGATACGCAACGCCGATAGGTTTTGTAAAGCTCATTTATTTCCCCTTTTTAGCAGTCTTGGCCGACTTTATAAAGTCTTGCTTGGTTGGCGCAGCTTTGCTGCCGACTTTGTTCATCTTCTCGCCGCTGCCTTCTTTGATGCGTTCGCGTTTTGCGTGAATGTTTGCGTAGAGACCAGGTTTTGTAGCCATGATTTAGCACTTCCATCGTTTGAGTGATGCCTTGGCACGCTCGGCGTCGCCTTTGGCGTTCTTGACTACACCTTCCATCCTCGCGCAAAACGATGCCTTGCGGCCCTCGTCTGCCTTGGTCTTGGGGTTAGGGGCTGGCGGCTTCAAGTTGCTGCCGGTAGCAGCGTTGTACTTCTCGCGGCCCTTGGCAGTCAAGCCCGCGCCCTTGGACACCGGCAGTTTTTCGCCGCGACCTACGCTTAGAGAAACCCCTTTTTTCGTCGCCATGCTAGCTCCCCATCCAAGAAGTTGCTGCCGAAGTATCGGAATACGTCCGGCGGGTGGTTGTTCGCGCATTGTACTCGCCCCGATGCGCCACGGGAAAGGCAAACGTCACGCAAATAGCGTCCGCCGCATCCGGCGAGGCCAATCCCCGCGATTTCATGTCCTTTTTCGACTCCAAAAAGATCGTGCCCCGTGAATCTGGCTTCATCATAGGCGAAATTAAATCGCTTTTCAAGAACCTGTCGTTCGGAATACTGGCCGTTTTAAGCCATTCGCGCATGTCACCCCACATCTGCGCCCTCATATTGCCGTACATGATCGGGTTTTTGGACTTGTTGCCAAAGTTCACGCCCTTGATCTTGTAGCGCTGCTCCTTGAGCCTGTCCACAATCCCCGCCCCCAGCCCACCCTCATCAATCACCACCAGCGCAGGCTTAAACTCCTCAATCGCCTCAATAATGTGACCCACCACCGTCATGGTGTCATCGCCTCGGTGCCGAATGATCTTCACAATGTCCCGCCCCTGCCGCACCGCTATCACCGTAGCGTCCGCCCCGAACCGCGCCGGGTCAACCCCAATCACAATAGGCGCGCTCAGGTCTTGGTACTTGACCCGCTTCATGGCCTCATCGACTGTGTTAGCCCCGATGAACTGGTCGTCCCCCGCGCTCGGAAATTGACCGTACACCTCGACGTGCGCCTGGCTTGAATCCGGTCCATACTCGTCAATGATCTGCTGGTAGACCTGCTTGTCCGTTCCCTCGACTGTTCTAGCGTCCACCACCTTCGTGTCCCAAAAGTCGCGCTTGGAGTGGAAGGTTTCGTAGAAGTACCCCGTGTTGCGGCGCGGGTTGGAAAACGCAAACCAGAACCGATTAGGCGTGTTTTCTGTAAAAAAGCCCGCTGTCACCGCCCAGATGGCGTCGTCAATACCGCTGGCCTCGTCAAAGATCACCAGCACGCCGTCCATGTTGTGGACACCGGCAAACGCGTCTGGATTCTCAGCCGACCACAGCCGCCCCTCAACGCCCCAGTACCTGGTGCCCTTACGCAGGTCGCGCTCGACTAGCTCTGTCAGCCACTTGGCCGGCTGCAAGCTGGTGGCTGATACCTCAAACCAGTGGCTGTTCAGCCCCATCGCCAGCCACTTGGTGATCTCGGCCCAGGTCACCTTACGCAACTGCGACTCGCTGTTGGCCGACACGATCGTCGTCGATCCAATCCGTGTGGACAGCATCCAAATGACCAGCCATGAGACCAGCGCCGACTTGCCGATGCCCCGTCCTGACGCGACCGCCTCTCTTAGGGTGTCAAAGTCAACCTTACCGTTGTTTTGCTTGATGTGCGCTGCGATGTCCTGCAACACCTCGCGCTGCCACTTGCGCGGCCCACTGAAGTGCTCCAGTGGCGTGCCCTTGACGCCCCACGGAAACTGGAGCATTACAAACGCAAACGGGTTGTCCTTGATGGCCGGGCTCCACAGCCGCGACATCAGTTCTTGTTCGTCTTCAGCGCTGTATTTCGTAGACTGCATTTAGTTGTGGCGTGAGTTGTTCACTAGGGTTGTTCTCGATGACCATGTCGATGACGCGCCGCTCGGCCTCGGCCAGTGCGGCAGTAATGCTGATGCGCTGATCCACGTCGATGGTAATCGCCTGCTTGGCGACCCAGCCGTGAACGTGTTGCAGGATAGCCAAACTGGCTTTGGCGTCGCCCTCGGCTGCTGCTTGGTGCAGTTGCTTAGACGCCGTAATCTCGCCATCGGCGCGGCCCTTCATCGCCGCCACTTCGGCTACGGGGTCAAGCTGGCACAGTTGCCGGTATTCTTGGGGCAACATGCCTGCGGCCAATGCGAGGGTGTCGCCTTTGAGGCCCAGCTTGGCGGCTTCGTAGATGGCGTTAAGACGCGCCTCTGTCGCTTCGACTTTGCGCGCTTCAAATGGAAGCGAGTAAAACATGGGTTCTCCAGATGCGTGGAGTTTACATTAAAAAAAATTTTGTTGGTGGCCCCTACGTCACCGGCTGGCCCTGTCGTCGGCCCTCCCTACCCCCCACCCCCCTGGCCCGATTGTTCTATGCAAGTAAGCACTTACTAACATGCACCGCCCCAGTTAGCACTCACTTACATGCCTGATGTTAGTGAGCACTCACTTACAGCCTGGTTAGTTAGCGCTTACTTCGCATAGTGTGGACAATGTGGACTTGTCCACAAACATCGCCAGCTCGCATGTCTGTCTGCTATCAATTAGGGAGCATAGTGTGGACAATGTGGACCATGCGTTAGCTGATTGTCCACATTGTCCACATGCGTAAACGTGGCGTTTTGACGTGGGCGAGTTGTGGACAATGTGGGCACTTTGGACCATAGTTTCAAATTAGCGCCAGACAATAGCGTAGAAATACACCACTGTATGTATATACAGTATATGTGATATCTTATTATCTTCAGATATACATTGTCCACATTGTCCACAACCCCCATTTTCTCTCTGAGCGAGCGTGGACAATCCCCCACCTTTTTCACTATCCGCATTCAGTCCACATTGTCCACATAAAAAACACCTTGACGCACAAATACAGACAGTGGTAGAATTACGATTCCCTCAACTTATACGGAAAAACGTAATGCCTACCAAACAGACACTCATGCCCGCTATCCACTGCCAAACAGCCGATTACTTGGAATCAGCGCTGGCGATTTACCAAGTGCGCGGCCTGATTAGCCGAAATCAGGCGCTATCCATCAAGCAAATTTGCCGGCATGAGTTGCCCGCGCATGTAGCGTTAGAGCAGCGCACGCCTAAAGGTGTGGTGTACGTCAACGTCAACGGCAAGCCGCTGGCCGAAATAAACACCCGCGCCAAAATCCTAGGTGTAAACACCTAGTAAAATAATCCTTGACAGTGCAAAGAATTCTTTTACAATGAAGACTTCAATAACAGGAGCTAACGACATGACATGGATTTTTTACAACCCGCAGCAAGAACATCAAGCGCACCGTTACGAAGTGCATTGTGACGCCGGCGTTTTCGGATTTCGTACCCGCGCGCTTGCGCTCGCATATCAATCAACACTCTAAGGATCAAACCATGAACCGCTATATCTTTACCCGACGCGGCCGCTTGATGCTCGCTATCGTCAACACGGCCGGCGCGCTATTTTTTGTGGCATGCCTGCTTACCCTCGCTCTCGCGTATTTCGACGTGCTCACAAAATAAAGGGGAAAGACATGCCAAAAATTAGCGTCACATCAAAATTAGACGGTATCCGTTCGTGGTCTTTGCAAGCCCTCGACACTTGCCCTGGCTCAATTGAAAGCCCCGGCGTGCTGGTGGACGCCTGTAAGGGCTGCTACGCCACCACAGGCTTTTATGTAATGGGCGTGGTGAAAGCCCCGCGTGAATTTAATCGCACCGATTGGGAGCGTTTCGCATGGGTCGACGAAATGGTTCAGGAATTAGAACGGGACCGTTATTTCCGGTGGTTTGATTCGGGTGACATGTACAGCCTGGCCCTGGCGGAAAAAATGCTGGACGTTATGGTTCGCACGCTTTGGTGCAAGCACTGGCTGCCCACGCGCATGCATAAATTCCCAAAATTTGCGCTGGTGCTGCAAGCCATGCAGGCCCTGCCTAATGTCATGGTGCGGCCGTCTAGCGATTCGATCGTGGGCGTTTTTACGCCAGCGCTGCACGGTTCGGTTATCGTGCCCGATTCTAGGGTTAACCCTGACATGGTGACATTGTGCCGCGCCTATGAGAATGACGGCAAGTGTAGCGGTTGCCGCGCATGCTACTCAAAGGACGTTCCGGTTATCGCATATCCGGCGCATGGCAAAACCATGCAAAAAGTAATCCGAATTAAGGTGGCAGCATGAAAACAAAATTTAACCCTGGCGATAAGGTGGCATTTTCTCAGGCCGTTATCCGGCGCACGAATGACGGCACGCGGGCGCGCGGCATCGTGGTTAGCGCCGGCGCGGACGTGGTGGCGGTTGATTTTGCCGGCACGTGGATAGCGCACGAAAACGGTGGGACCGTGCGCCACGTGCCGGCCGCTAACCTAACCAAAATTCAGCCCAACGGTGTTATTTTTTCCAACTGATTTTCAGTGCATGCGCCGGCCAGCCAGGCGCATGCGCGGACAATCCGTCCGGCATTGGGGAACGATATGATCACGATCACGCACGGGCGCGCGCGCCTTACTGTACGGCCTGAGAACGCAGAGCCGGTCCGGGACCTACTGGCCCGTATCGATAAGGGCCGGCGCATAAAAATTGACCGGCCAAAAGGCGAAGCCAAGCACGATAGCAGCAAACGGGACTATCCCCGGTTCAACCCCGAATGCATGCTAACTAGTGATTACGTCACGGCCTACACGGCCCTAAACCATGCGCGCCTGCACTTGATGCCCTGCGCCTTTAAGCCGGCGGTAAACCGTACGCCGGCCGGCCTGGACCCTGCTATCCCTGAAATTTTTGAGGAAACCATAGAATGATTGATCTACATGTTCCATCATATGGCTTGGTGCTGCAACTATTGAACGCGGCCCTGTTTGAGCTATCGCAGGGCGAAATCAGCGAGGCCACCGGCACAATTGAGCAGGCGCGCACGCTGCTCGAAAATTTAGGGGTTGACGTATGAACTACTATTTAATGGGCTATGAAGACGCGTACGGTGGCGCCGGGTATGACGCGCGCCACGCTAAAAACCGCGAATATAACCGGGGCTGGGACGACGCGATAAGGGGTGTAGTGCTATGACACTCTACACGGTCCAACTATTCGCGCCCGGCGCGACATTCAGCCGCGCCATAGGCCGGCGCTTAGTGCCCCGTCACCGCGCCCAGCGGGTGCTGGCATGGCTTAAACAAAGAGGGCGCGAGGGCTACATAGCGCCAGCGAGGGTTACAAAATGAACTTATCCGGCGGCAAAACCCAAGCCGATCAAATTCAAAAACTCTTACAGCTGCTAAAGAAATCCCAGCATTTAGGATTGACTTTTTATATTGGTACGGCATATATCAGCCGCGAATACATCAACCAACAGGCCGCGCTAAACGCTGAAATTGACGCGACGATAAAGGAGCTAACCGAATGAAAGTGCCATACACTGCTCGAGGGTTAACCCTCGAATGTGAGTTTGAGTTAGAACCAGGCGAACCAAGCTCATGGGACGAGCCAGGCTGGCCGGACGTGTACCACTTGATTAGCGCCAGCGTGCAAGGGGTTGACGTTACCGCTATTCTCGACCCTGCGCTGGTGCAGCAGCTAGAAGAGCGGGCGGGATGGTCCTGATACTAGCCGCGCTGGCGGCGGCGGTCTTAGCCGTCATTCTGAAACTGTAAGGGCCCTTGACGGGCCCTTTTTTACTTGACCCTGACTAGCGCAGACGGGGGCGCATCCTCGACCATGCGGCGTAGTTCTGACTTTGGCCGGTCCACCATATCGGGCGCGCAGAATATGTGCTTTTTCGTATCGTAGTCCCTAGACTTCAGCCGGCCACAATCGACCCATCCGGCTTCTTTAAAGGCATGTAGAAGCGCTGTCTGCGGCACTTTGACCCCACTAGGCGCTGACCCCGCCAAACGATCACAAACCGCGTGGAACGGGCTGCCGATAACGCCACGGGAGAATTCGCCCATCTTGAGGCGCATCAAGTCTACAAGGTACGATTCAGCAATGCTCATGCCATGCTCGACAAGGTTCATTTTGAATTCTGTCGAGGCGGGCGCGGCACCAGGGTTAAAGGCCGACACATCGCGCGCTTGTAGCCATGCGGCGATAGCTGCAAAGCCACCGGCCTTGTACCAGGCCCACATCTTAGCGGCGGCGTCCGGCGTCATTCGGGGCGCTTGGGACCAGATACAGAACCAGCGGCGGTCCTGCGAATCTAGGCTAATCGGCACGGGGTCATTCGAGAACGCCAACACGAAAACGCGGTTTGCCATCTGGTATGGGTGTAAACCCTTACGATTGACGGACAGCATCTCGGGCGGCGCTGCGATGATCGGCTTCAAGCGGTTCGCCAGCGCGCGGCGCTCTTTTGCGTCTGGCTCTTTCAACTCATTCAGGATCAGGATTTCCGATTCCAAAGCGTAGCCAAATTGGCTGCTCATGGTGTCGTTGTCCAGCAGGCCGCGATTCTTAAGGTGCGGGCCGCAGACCGACCAGATAAACGGGGCCCACATGGTGTCCTTGCCCGACCCTTGATCCCCGCCGTGCAGAATTGCATGGTTGACCTTGATTTCTGGGTGCTGCAACTTGAACGCCATTACATCCAACACATGCGCCAACTCGCTCGGCTCGGGGACCAGCGTGCGGCAGTGGTCAAGCCACGGGGTGATGTCACCGGCGGCGGTGGCCGGCCGCGCATCGCGCCAGCGGTTGCCGTAAATGTCGCCGTCACGGGCCACCAGCACGGATTCGCCCGCAGCGTAAGTGATGCCGACCAATGCCTTTGCGCCCTTGGCCTGCCGGTTCTCGTCGTAGCAAATCGACGCCTCGACCTTGCGGCCAGTGTGGATCGACTTGCATGAGATATGCCGGAACAGGGCGTTAAAGGTCTGGCGCGACACCTCGCGGCGGTCCTGCATGTCGAAATACGATTCGTCGTCTTGTATATACGCAAACCGCTCATACCAGTCGGCCTTCTCAATACGGCCCAACTCTTTGCGCTCGACTTCGGCAATGCGGGCGGCGGCCTCGTCGGTAAATATGTCGTTCGGCGTCAACTTGGCAAGCGCGCCCTCCATCATGGTGGCAAGCAATTCCTCACGCAAGCCGGGCGTATGGGCCGGCCCGCCCTGCTCGCCTACCCACTTGAGGAATATTGAGCTATCCAGTTCAAGGCAATGCGAGTGCAGGCAGCAGTAGGCCCGATTGGCGGGCATGTAGCGGCCCTCGGGGTTGCCGTCTGTATGCTCGGCGCTGTTAGGGCAGACCACGCCCGCCCAGCCCTCAGAATTAGGTCTGGACAGCAGCAGCCCTTGGTCTGACAGCCACGCCAGCACATCGTCCGCGCCGTCATCGGACACGCGGATCGGCTTGTAGGCGTTCTCGACGGGGCCAGGCGTCACGCCCATAGCTTCGCACAGTTGGGCCAGCGTGAAGTCGCGCTCGGGGTGAAAGTCGGTCAGGACGGCAGCGAAGTTATCGCGGCCAGGCTTCAAGTTGACTGAGCCAGGCAGGCGGAAATTGCGAACGGGGTTACAAGCGCCTGGGTCTGTGTAGCCCGCGTCAGCCATCGCCCTGATGGCGGCGGCGTACTCGCCCTTAGTCGGCTGCTCGTTGAAAGCGTAGCCCCACTGGAACGATCCTTTGGATGTCTCGATCTTCCATGTCGGCTCGATAGGGGGCAGGCTAGGCGCTTTAATGGGGTCACCCACATCGTCCAGCACCAGCACCAGCACATACTCGCAGTTGGCGGCGCTGGCTGACGGGTGGCCGTCCTTGAAGCGCTCGATGATGTAGCTGGCGGTGTTGCCGTACCACGACTCGCCGGCCTTGATCTTGTGATCTGGCAGGAACGCCGGCCAGGTGGCCTTGATAGCGCCGTCGGCGTGAAAATCCAACACCCCGTCTTTTAATTTCGGTTTTTGCTTGACTATCAGGGCGGTTTCGCCCTCGGGGGCCAAAGATGCTATAAAATCCAACATGTTGTTCTCCTTGAAGTAGATTCAGCCCCCGTCTAACCACGGGGGCTATTTTTTTACGAGTAACGGGTAGTAGTGACACCTTCAGCCGCCAGCGGCAGGCCAGTGGCCCATGCTGGCGGTTCGCACATGACGCGGTGCATGGCTGCGCCAACTGCATCAGCTTCGGTAGCTGGGCACTCGACAACAATCTCATCATGTACATGTAAGACAACGCCGTCTATCTGGCGCAGGGAATGGCGCAGGATATCGTGGGCGGCTGCCTGCGTCACGTTCTCGCAAGCCAAGCCGCGCCACAGGCGGGCACGGGGCCATTCTTTGGCGTCTGCGGCGGGTTTCCAAGCGGCTTTGCTGTACGTCACGTTGCCTTCTTCATCAAACTTGGCGTTGGGGTAGCACAGCACCCTGCCGGAAGGAAGACTGTACCAGAGCATTTGCCCGTCGAACATATAGGTAACCCGACCCGCGCTGACTTCGTGGCCTTTATTTCGCATGGCTCGAAGGAACGCGCCTTCCAAGGCGTTGCCGTGCAGCATG